TTCAATATCAATAAATTCTAACGCTCTTGTTGGTTTCAAGTAAATTTTACCAACCAATTGGTTTGAATCTAAGTCTTCAGGTGAGTCAGAAACAGTCACACGGAAGTCGTATAAACCTCTGTCTCTTCTGATAGAATCCAAGATTGGGTTAACCGCATCTAAGAAATCTTGTCTTACTTGTGCGTCATTTTGTTCAAATAACAATCTAACCGCTACCGCTGAAATCAACTTACGAGCTTGTAATAACAATCTTCTTACATTGATTCTGTCAAGTGCAGACTCTCTAATTTGTAGAGTTTTGTTACCCCAAATTACCGTACCCACATCTGAGAATGTAGCAATCGGGTTCAATCTACCTTGGTATAGAGTGTCTCTATCATCTTGAGTCAACTTCTTACGTGCTTTAACTGAGTTCACCAAACCTCTTGTGTAACCCGCAGTTGCGAACCAAGGGAATGCGATGTTATCAGTCAACGCCAAGTTTCTCACAACTTCTGCCGTTGGTGGGATGTAGATTTGAGTGTTGTTTGAACCATCTCTAACCAAAATCCATGGGTAGTAAGTTGCCGTGTAGTTAGAATCTATACCTGAATCATCTAAGTTATCTACCGCAGTTTCAGGGTAAATAAAGTCAGTATCAAATGAAGCCGTATTAGGTGCGAACATATTGTAGTCAGGAGTAGTACAGATGTAGATAGAATCCGCTCTGTCTGTCTCAACCATATCAATAGCCTCTTCTACCAAGTTTGAGTTGTTTACATAATCAACACCTGGAGTAGTTAATACGTTAATGTTAACCGCTTCAGGGTTCTCAAATGATTTTTGACCCAAAAGGTATGCGTAGTAATCAGTGTTTGCCCAATCAACACTATTGTCACCAACAGTAATTTGTTTGAACGCTCCCCAACCTGTAGCTGTCGGGTACGAAACTGATGCCGCAGCACCTGCCAAGTATCCTGAACCACCTAAACGGAATCTATCAGTGTTTGTTCTTGACTCTCTGTAGATATCCCATCCGTCAAAACCACCACCAGCAAGTAATGTGAACTTACGAGCGTTTAGTCTGTAGTACGGGTTAGACTCTGATTGAGGGTCTGATTGGAATGAAGCATCACCCACTTCGTAAGCCGATTGACCTGAAGTAGTGTAACCTGCAGGAATAGTAACAACCGTTGCTCCTGAGTCCATGTGGAAACCTTTAGTTAGGTATGCCCATGGTTGTGAGTCAGTTGCAGTACCCAAGTTAGTTGGGTTCTGTTTACCTACATAGTTGTAGAAATCATTATCAATACCTACAGTATTTGATAAACCTAAGTAAGTTTTTCTAACCTTATCACCCGCACTTCTTGTAGAGTTGTCTGTACCTGAAGCAGTACCGAATGGTGGGTTGTAAATGACTTCACCTGGAATGTTGTATTTTGTTTTGTATACTGGGAATGGACTTCTTACACCCGAGTACTCTCTAAATACGTAACCGTTGAAACCACAAGGTAACGCATCTACAGGAGCATCTTCCTCCATTTCAATCATAATAAATGAAGACTTCAATTCGTATTCACCGTTAGCAGTACCAATTTTTCTTGCAATGTAACCATTTTCAGTTGGGTCCATTGTACAGTTTGAGAATTTCTCTAAAACAACAGGATTAGCATCCGTATCAAAGAAATCTCTTACTATAACATCAAATGTATTGTTGTTGAACGAAATGTTCACAATTGAAATCTTAATCAATTGGTTAGCCGCGTTACCATCAGAGATTAAGATAAATCTAAATAGATTTTCTACAGTGTTACCACGTAATTCAGAAACAACAAACGGAGTTGATGGAGTTTGATATTGCTCCAAGTACCAACCGATAGATGTGTTAGTTGCGTTGTCTTCTTTAGCTGAAGGTAAACCAACCAATTCACAGTTCAAACCACGAATCTTACCTTGACGGTAACCGTAGTTCAACATGTTTTGGAATGTTTCTTCAACAAATAGAGGTACTTCACTTCTTGATTTTGAGAAGTTAGTAACACCGAATACTTTAGTTAAGTAATTAGTATCACTTGAGTTAAGTGATGTTCTGAAGTAGAAGTTATCACCTGCGTCGGTAATACCTGAAACTGCAAATGGTGAGTAAGGGTTCTTTTGAACACCTGCAAAACTACCTGAACAGTCCATAGTTACTGCTGACAATCCATCAATAGTACCACCACTGTTCACCGTGTAAACTGGTCCGTCATCAGTTGAGAAAGTATCAATACCTCTTGAACGTAATGTTGCGACAACCACATCGTTGTAAGAAGTGAAAGCCGTAGCTAAATAAGTAATAACATCACCTGAGATGACACCACTGAAATCACCACCACCGTTGTCAATCAAAGTACTTACAACACCATTGAATGAAACACCTGAATATTCGTCACCACTTCCTGGTTCAAAACATCCGTAGTACCATGGGTCCATAGTATCATCGTCGTAATCCGCTACCGAGTCATATAGTCCGTCAACACTCAAGTTGTTAGTAACTGATGTGTATCCTGCTGCATTAAATTGGTTGTAAGATGCGTCAGACATAACACCCCACTGTGACACTGTGGTCGCAGATAAAGAGTTATTACCTACAATATTGTATATAAATGACTGCAATTGTGCAGACATTGTAGTTTCACTACCGTTATATAATGTTATACTGTCATTTATGTAATCAGAAACAGGGTAAGGGAACGAAGTTGTAAACGCAACAGTAGATACACTACCTGAAGACGCCGTAAACTGAACCGACCACTGACCTGTTACCGTTTCAACTAAAGTAGAAGGGTCAAGGTTTGCTTGTGTTGTGATAGACCAAGATGGTCCAGCATCATAACCTGACAATCCTAAAACTCTCGTTACAAATAATTGATTTGATTGCTGCAAATATGCTTTGGCGATATACGCGGCTTCATATTTTGGTATTTGTGTGTTCACAAATTTTGCAGGGTTTGTACCACCGAAGAAGGTTCTAAACTCATCATAGTTAGTGATGAAAATAGGTTCAAAAGCTGGACCTCTTAACGTCTCACCTACGATACCCATAGTAGTAACCCCCACACTCTGTGCCACAAAACTCAAATCTCTTTCAGATGTATAGACACCTGGAGAAACAAAAACTTTGTTAGAACTAGCCATTATTTTTTCTTTTTCTAAGGATTTATTTTTTAGATAAATATTTACAAAAAACCCAAAAACATTATAACCAGCGGTATATTTATGAAATGGTATGTATTTTTTCTGCCTTTTTTCTACCCAATTATGAATAAAGAAATCAAGAATATTAAAATATCTGTTGAGTCACACCGTATACTAAAAGAATACTGTGAAGAGAACGGATTGAAGATATATAAGTTTTTAGAGTCTATGATTATGGACAAATGTTCCAAACCCAAAGACATCTACGGAGAGTAGATTATTGTAAGTTTGCCTGCCACTTAATATTGGCATCTACAGAAGAGTTTACCTTTACAATATCAAACCTTACCAAATCATCAGTGTTGATTTGAAGGGTACTTACATCATCACCAACATAGTCACCATTTATATAAACGGAGTAACTATCAACGTTCTTAGTACTGATAAGACTCAAATCTACCATATATCTAAAGTTTTCAGATAGAGAGGTATTACCGTTCAAAAACTCAACATCTACTTCAAACTCATTAGGACGAGGTGGGTTGATTTCAACTTTACGTGATTTTGTTTTGTTACTTACTTCATATAATGTGACCGCTCTTGAAATACCTGGTGATACTTCAAATTCATCTTCGTCCATCAAAAATCCTAACATTTGGAACTCATAGTTTTGGATGTAATATTTTCTCTTATCAATATCCATAACAGACTCATCTGAAATGTTATTCAGAATAATTGGAATATAATGACCTTTGATGTTGGTATACGATTGACGAGATGAAAATTTTTGTAAAACATTTTTGTTGAACTCATTTAACCCTCTCATTCTGTTCACAAATATTTTAACTTCATAAGTAATGTCAACAGGAATTGGTTGAGGTATCTTGTAAACATCAACACCTTTTCTCTGTCCATTCCACGTCGGTACTTTCGCATAATAGAATTGTTTTCTATTCGGAATGGTATATTGTAATGACGGATTAGAACCATAAGGTACTTCAGGTCTTCTGACTGTAGTGATAAAAGGTGGTTTCACATTTTTATCTAAATCTTGAAAATTCCAAGTTTCTGTAAATTGTGACCAGTTCTGAGTGGTGATGATAATATCCACCGTTGGAATAGTCTTTCCGTCTAAGAAAGTTTTCAAGTCTTCCTTCACAAAGTCCAACATCCCTCGGTCCAAATCCGCATGTAAAATAGATTTTGGCAAATAGGTACCGTCCCTTTGGATGTCTTCCAAAAGTTCTTCCCTTCTTTGGTATCCCGTAGCTTTTGGGATGAGGTCAATTGTCTTTTTTATTTTCTTTGGTAGTGCCATTAGATTCCGTTGAATTCATCATTTGTAACCGGCGACGCCACGATACTGCGGTAGAATGGTTTATAACCACCATACGTGTGACGGTTGTCAGAGGTAACCCTTCCGTCATCCACGACAGAATAGTATCTGACTTTATCTTCTTTTTCATAATATCCGATGTAGTCACCAAACTCAATGTCTACGTTCATTTGTTCTAAATAACTTTGATAAACACCAACCTTCAAATTACCAGGTTCAACTTGGTCAATACGAGAGTTACCCATAAATTGATT